TTTTCCATAATTCCTGTAGCAAGTTCGTTGTTTTTCAGGAACTCTGGATCAAACTGCGGATCAAAATCCTGAGCACAATCATATTCAGATGGAAGCAAATCATAATCATAAATTCCGTCACCATCAGGAACCATACCAGAACCAACAACAGTTCCATCCGAACTCACAAACTCACCAAAGGAAAATGGGTATTGCCTATACCCCCTTCCGTGACGAATATAAAGCTCGTTCTTTTTCCAATATTCATCAGCCATCTTGTGTTTCCTCCTTCTTTCTAATTGGTATACACTCCCTAGTCAGGGGGTTTTCGCGATGATCAAAATCGAATTGCATCGTTTTGCTCATCTTTTGCAGAGGAATAAATGTTGGATCAGGAAGAAATAATTGATTGAGATTATATTTTTCATGTATCTCTTTCAATATTTCTCTGTTTTCCTCTGTAAGTATTATTTTATCAAGCAAGTGTCCTATCTTAACAGTTGTATCGCAATAGATTCCAATACCACCTACATAATGATTTGCCTTTACGCAGAAGTATATGTCCTCTGTGTGTCCTGTTCCTGTCTGGAACCACGGTTTAGGAACCATTTTAAGAAGTCTCGTATCAATAATGGTACAACAACAGCCAAGAGCGTCACATTTGACAAGACCATCATCTTCAACATAATCTTTATACTCCTCAAATGCTTTCATTTTCTTGTTTTCACCAACTTCATACAGCTTGAAAATCATAGGTTTAAACGGGTATCCACGAATAAAAGCTAATGCTTGAAGTATGTGAATTTTTTCAGAATTATTTATAATTCTTTTAATCATTTCAATAATTACTTTTGCATCAGGAAAGTACATATCATCATCATAAAAGAATAAATAATCACAATTATAATAAAGAGCCAGTTCACCGGCATCATTTCTTGCTTTATCAATAGGTGTTCTCCACGGAGCAGTAAAAACTATATCATCAAGTGCAGGGTCTTTAGGATCAGCAATTTCAATTTCTACTCCATGTAACGATCTTTCCACTTCTTTTCCAAGACGATAAAATAATTGCAAATGTCCAGAATAAACAATAGGATCAACTTGATATAAGTTAGTTGCTATCATTATCTTTATTTTCTTACTTTCCTCCATTTTCAGCCCCCCTTGGCTTAAAGAATAATAGTCTGAAAAACAGTTTAATTATTTCCCATCGAGTGGGGTTTGCCCCCGCTACTCTGGTTTCAGAGCAGAAGGGGCATTTCCCGAACTTCTCAATTTCAACATCGGTGACTATCTTATGACAAGCATAGCACCTGTAAACAGTTACATGCACCTGATGAACACCCCACCAGTATAAAGAGTAGTAGAAGTTGTTTTGGATGCAGAAAGAGCAAGAACAAAGTTGGGCTGAATACCAGAAGCGGCACCAACCGAAACAGACATATACAGATGACCAGAAGATGCAGAACCTACGGCCATAACTGCACCGCAATCAGCCGCTGCATCAGAAGCATTGATTATCTGCGCATCGGAACGATAACCATAGCACTGAACCAACCCATAGGAACCGGAAGCAATTGCCTTATCTGCAAGACCAACAACAAGGGTTCCATCAGTAGCGGCATCAGCAAGATAGCCAACCTTTCCATCATCTGTACCATTGAAGTGCAGACAAACGGGACGACCAATCAAAAGTGCTTCACCCGCTTTAACGGAAATGAAAACTTTTTCAGGATCAGTACGATTAAGTCTCGAAAACAGCATAACGACAACCTCCTTATATTTGAATTTTGTTAAGCGGCTATAGCTTGGGAAACATTATAATGAACACCCTGTTTTTTCCTATTAGAACAGCAAAGTTCACCCATAAGATAAATAATGGATGTTTTTGCTTTCTGGTTTTCAGGCTGAATAAACGGGCCAACAGTAAAATCCTGACCTTTACAAACAACAAATTCAATAAACTCTGAATTGATGAATGTTCCAGTAGATTTCGTGTAGGAGTCCCAATAGCTGTCAACAGTATCAACCGTAATAGCAACTTCATCCTGCACCGAAGGAACATATTCGTCCCACATCAGAGTGGCCCCTTTGAATTTAAGGCCGCCAAAACCAAGGTCTGCTACCGTTTCATTTGTCATTATGATCTGACCTTTTGCACGGCAAGCATTTTCATAGCACTCATAATACTTCTGATCGCAAAGAATCTGATCAGGATGACTACGTTTTCCCTTCGATCCACCCTTAGAGCAGGACAGATAGAGATTCAACATCTCAGAAATAAATCCTGCCCAAGTTGTTGCAGACGAAGATTTAATAACATTCCTCCACCAACTGTATGAGGACTGATTGATTCCACCTACAGTATCGGAACCGGACGGAGTTTTCTGAATCAGTTTGTAAAGCGGAGTGAGGTCAGCACCACCATTACCTGCTGTGAAAGCAAGCATCATGGCGTTGACAACTTCTGTCATCGACATTTCAGTATTATTAGCCTTCTGCTGGAGAAGATCAATAATCTTATTCGACCCCTGGTTTTTCGCCAATTCTTTATTGGCAATCGTGGTAGAACCAGCAATTTCTTTCCATTCAAAATAAGCGGCAGTCATTCCTTCCTGCGGAGTCGTATCAATAACATCATACCCACTCGTCATGGATTTAATGGTAGAGTTGCGTCCGTATTCCAGAGGAATAACAATCCTTTCTCCACCATCTTCAATTCTCTTACGACCATTTGCATGAATCCAGTACCAGAACGGACATGCATTAAAGATATTATCGTACAACTTTGAACGATAATTCATCCAAGTGCTTGTAAGAAGATCGTCAAAGTTATAAGTGATAGAATTAACTGGCATTTAAGCCTCCTTCCTGCCTCAACGATTCGCCAAATCCTCTTTGGCTTTTTCAAAGGCATCTTTCATTGAATTTATTTTCTTAGGCTCTTGTTCACCTTTACGGGAACTACTCATCTCAATGCGATTTTTGGGATTTGGTTTTCTCTGGTTATCATTCTGATTCTTTTTAGAATCATCAATTTTCTTCACAGATTCTTCACCAAATTTAATTCCAAGTTCTGCACATGCGAGCTTATGGAGTCTTTTCAAGTCCTTAAAAGCAGGGTTCTTGTAGCCCAATGAAGCATCACCGAGAGTGGAAGCAAGTTCATCCATTTTGGCTATAACTTCTCTGGTTAGCTTGTTGTCGGTAAGGTATGACCGGAAGCGAGTCTCAAACGCTTGCTTCGATTCGCTCTCCACAACTCTTGCATTGTTTACCTGAGATTCAACAATCTCATCCAATGCTCCGGCAATAACCTTGAAGAATGGGGCATAATAATCGTCATCCGCAAACTTCAACTTATCGACAAGTTTTTCTCGCTTTTTTGGTTCCGGTTTATCATCCTGAACTGAGACTTGTTTTCGCTCAAGCATCGTTTTCATCAAATCGACCATATCTGATCTTGTTTTCAGATTGTCGATTGACAGCTTCTGCTCTTTAACGCTATTAACAAGCTGTTCAAAGATATTACGATGTTCCTCTGGAACCTTAGAAACATCAAAATTTACAAGATCATCCATTCCATCTTGGATGTCATTACCACCTTTGTCCTCAACAATGTCATTACCTTCTTCGACAAACACTGTTAGAGTTCTTCCATCGTCTGAAATCACTTCATTACCCATAATTTCCTCCATTCCCCCATTTTTTTTAGTTACGGTAAAGGACTCTTTTTAAGATAATTTGCAGCAACAACCATAGCTGATATAGCAGCAACAGAAGCAAGTTTAGGCAAACCTTCTTGCAAGTTAAAAGTTTCAGGAGCTACTATAATAACCGTTACAGAATTAGCCGCCGCACCAATCGCAGCACTTACCAACCCTTTAAGCCATGTATTCATAAGTCCTCCACTATTTGTTGTTTTCCTTCGTCTTTTTCGATAGCATCAATGCTATGATTTTTATCTATCTTATCAAGACCCCAATCAATAACCTTTGCAAGCGGATTAGGCCACCATGGAATCTTGCCTCCGTGTTTAACTTTTAGTTTTCCAAGTCTTGAAGAAATGGTTTCATCAGGATCACCCATCCAGATAGCATTTCCAAGTTGATCTATACCTATAAGAACATTAACAATCCATTTCTTAAACATCACGCCCTCCCCTGATATAACATACTGAAATGATTTCCGTCCTTAGATTTAAAATCACCACCCCACCTATTGAGGGAATGGAGGGATTTCCAAAAATCTCCAGCTATCTGGTAGTCAGCACAACTTTTCAAGTAAATATCACCACGAAAAAGCATTAAATCAATGGCAAGACGAATTATATGGTTGGAATATTTAGACCCTTTTCCTTGTCGAGCGTATAATTCAGCTTGCTCTTGAGTTCTCTGCGCTTCACCAAAAGTAACCTCATATCCTTTGGTATTCAAATATATTATAAGGCGAGCTATATTTTTCGCAAACAGTTGTTGTTCGTGAAGCAACTCACTCATACTTCTCTCCGTGTCAATTTAGGTTCATATGTTCTTAATCTGCCTTGTTTTGAAGCAAGCTCACTATCATTATGTCTTGCTATAGCATCACGAAGTTCATTTCTGTTACGAACAAATACAGGCTTATCATCAATATCACGAACCCATTGAGCTTCAAAATTAACACAATTAGTTGTTATGCGATGATACATAACCTCAGTTTTATTACCACATTTGTCACAGAATGGAAAACAGCAGTTCTCCATCTCAGAAACATTCCGATAAACATCTATGTGTTCATGTCCACATTCAGGACATTTAAAATCAAACAGAGGCACTGTTCTTTCCTTTCGGTGCAGGAGGACTACCCTTTTGCATATTATTGGGATTCCCTGTATTTGCAAGAGCGTTTTGAATCATCTGATTTCTTAACTGTTTTTGCCTCTCCATTTCCTCTTGTTCTGGAGTATTAAGAATTTCCTCAGCAGTAAAGGTCGAGAACATCCTTGAGAATACATTAAATAAACCATTGAAATTAATCTTAGTTTGTATAATTTCTGGTGGAAATGCAGGAATCATCTGCATCATCATCATAAAATCCGATCTTTCATTTTCAGGAATTTTAGGTGATGTACTTCCAACCTCAACATTAACAACAAAATGCCCCTGAATATCATCAGGGCTTACAGTTATCCAGTTGGCAGCTTTACCTTCACCACCTATATTAATTGCATCTTGGGTAGACATATTAGCTTGCATTGACATAAGAAGTTTTTTGCCAATATCAGTAGCAAAATCCTCAACCAATGAACGCCTATCTTCTTTGCGAACTCCAGAACCCTGGGTTATCTGAGAAGCCTCATAAGCAGTTTTCCTTCTTTCAACACCACCCCTATCATACTCATTAGCTCCACCAACTTGCCAGAAATCCTGTTTGCATTGCTCGAAATTCTGAAACACAGCAGCATCTAAAGCTGGATCAGGTATAGGTTCCAATATCTTAGCAAGTGGAAGTTCTTTAACTTTGACCAATGCTCCATCATCAGGATTTTTCATTTCCTCCATAGATTCATCATGGAATCCAGATGGTATATAAGCATACTTCCTGCCGAATTTCTTAGCATGTGCATTAATCATCGCACGTCCAATATTATATTCCTCCTGAATTTCTTTCAGAGGTTGAATATCAGACATAGGATATATCTCATCAGGTATCTGATTGAAATACAAGAAGGAATAAGGATGTTTATCAATACCTTCCGGCATTTCATCCTTCCTATGTAGTTGCTCCTGATTACTATCAGATACTACAATAAGTCTATCATTCTCAATATCGTAAATCTCATATATTGTAAGACGTTTAATATCTTCCAGAAGTTCATCATAACCTTCTTTTTTCTTTAAGGATGTATCATCAAGATCAATTCCAGATTTAACGGAATATGTTTCTTTTAAATCAGACTTATTAACATACCTTTTATCTTTCTTGAATGCATCCAAGCTGGTATGTATTTGTTCTATTATATATCGTCCATCTTCAATGAATGTTTCTTCCTCCAAATCAAACAGAAAAGCACCAGGCGATCTACGTTTACAGAAGAATTTATCTTTAGTTATAAGTTCTTCGAGTTCGTCCTTTATAAATTGACCCTGATCGTTTGTTTCATATACAGGATTATTGTCGTCATCATAACCTTTTATTTTAAATTTACCATAATTTGGATTAACTTCAATATCAGGAACGTATCCAGTTTTTATTACACCAAAGAAAAAGAAGGCGTCAAGTATCGCTGCCCTGATGTGTTTTTTAAGAGACACTCCAATATTATAATTGGCGTAATAGTTCAAATAATATTGTGCAGTATTGGCATTTTCAATCCATTGTTGTACATCTTTACCTGTAGGTCTTACAAACCATTTGGGGTTCTGAAAATACAGGTATGGAAGTTGGCTTTTAACATGAGGAAATATCAAATTAACAGTCGGCTTGTCCTTAAATATGGTTTTCCTATCCCCCCACTGATTACCTTTATAGAACTGGACGTATTTCTTCGCAAGTTTCATCTTCTCCTTGCGAACTTTTTTAGCACGCTCAATACGTTCATGCCATATAATAGCATCGTTTTGCCGCTTCTTAGCCATTAATACGTCCTCTCATTTATAACACCAGTCGTCAATGCTCTCTTTAACCTTCTTTTCCACATTTCGAGAGAATTGCGTTCATAATTTTTAGTCTGACTGACTTTAGAAGATGGCTTAAGTATTTCCAGAAGCATTTGTTCACTATCGGGAAGGTCATCATGCTTTGCCTTTGGAAATCTAAGAAGTTGATTTTCAAACTCCGTACCTTCCAGTTTTTTATTATGCCAAACGTGACGCGATTCATACCAAGGTTGTAACTTTTTTATGGAAAATTCCTTGTTCTCACGTGTGTTCTTTCCAAGTGGCTCCCAACTCATATATATCTTCTCGTCCATCATCTTTTTCTTGAGGAACGAGAGAAGCATCTTCTCAATCAAAGACTTCTGACCAGCAAATTTTATACAAGACCACTCGAAATATTTCTCAACCATCTTGTCAAGAAATTTAACCGGATCACAAGTCTCCCTTTCCCACCAAGCATCAAGAATATATATGTGATTTTGGTAATCCATCATACCAATTTCAATAACAAAATAATCATCACCGCCTTCAGTAGCACCGTCAATTGTCATATAACAATCGCCTACTGGAAATTCAACACCATCATCCCTAACTATAGTATGCGTTGCAGGATTAATGTCAAAATACTGGAAATACTTCTCTTTAAATATCTGAGCTTCTTCCGGCAACGGTTCAAGCTCATAACAACAAGAGAACATATATGTTCCCATAGATTTCTTAATGGATTTCAACTCATGTTCAGGATACCGTTCAGGAAATATAGGTTGTCCATTGATCCTACAAGGGAACTTAATGACTTCTATATCATCACCAAATTGGCCTGCAATCATATCCATATAAAGGTCATTATCATCCCATATAGTACCAACAACATCCATAGGAGTTCGCGGATTATCCCGCAAAGGAAAGCATGCCTTGAAAAATTCTTTGATCTTATTCAACTGATCTAATGTTGTGGAGTTCTCTTTAGTAACCAAGTCGTCAAGAATGATATGGTCAAAGTGGCGAGATGTTAATGTAGAATCCGAACCAAACGCCTCAAATGTGTTCTCCATAACACGAAGCCCACCATTTGAATACCTGTTCGGCACTTCAATATTGCTTCTAGTCCACACTGTCTCTGGTGCTTGTGGCTTTACAGGACACCATTCAGGGAAGAACAAACGAAATTTGTCGTTCGTCAAATAATGATTACCTATGGCTGTAACCATCGTTTGAGCATTCGCCAAGACTCCCGAAACAATCGCTATCCTTATTGCAGGATTGTTGAGTTGGAGTCGGATACCCTGCCCAATAGTCAAGATTGTCGTCTTGAAATGACCACGCGGAAGCAGCCAGAGACGTATGGATTTTAGTCTTTGTTCGTTAAGTTTCTTACAGACACGATTCCAGTGGAAACCTACGGTGAGGTCACGATAACCAAGCAAATCCTTGCACAAAAGGTAATGATTATCCTTGTACTTGGATCGTAATTCTTTTTGTTCTTCATTAAGCTGCATTATCAGAAATCGTACTCGCTTGAAAAACACCAGTTAGATTATCGCGCTCGAACTCCAGTATCTCACTCTCCAATTTACTTATATTATCTTTGCTCTCCTGAATCCTCTTGAAAGCATCATCTACTAAAACACTTTCAACAAATCTTTTCTTCTCCCCTGCCTCATCCATAAGATAAGCATGCAGCTTCATCGCCTTCCGCTTTATCCAATGCTCCTTCGACTCCAAACCCAACCTAACTATTTTAAGTATAGAATCCATTGCCTTAATGAACTCTATGCCTAACTCACTCCGCATCCTATTTCTGTCAATTACAGCAATGTATGAAAGCCCAACCTCCGCATACCTTATGGTCTGTTCTAAATCAGACTTATCCAACTCCGTTCTTAATTTGCCAAATACGTCATTTACAGTCAACCCTGACATCTTGGCAAGAGTTGTAACCGGCTTCCCAAGAAGTGCTTTATCTTTTACATACTGCGCACCTAAGGATAAAGCTAGTGGTTTAGCAACTGTAACGTCCGTACATTCCATCTCATTTCCAACTTACACCTTCTTGCCAATTTACACCCGATTCCCATTGAGTAGAGCCGGAATCCTCAACAATAGCAGTCAATGAAACAACTTCGCTCGATCCTCTTTCTTGTATCCTCCGCACAATATCATCAAGCGCAAAGCCATCATCTACCGTAACCTGCTCCCCATCCTCATTATATATATATAATAAAGAAAGATCGCCATTAACCGAATTAACATACTGTTGAGTTACAGGATGATAACCCTTGGGTATCATGTATATTTTAGCTGCTTTAGTTGCCACAATGCTGCCTATTATGTATAAAGCATTTAACACACATAATTAAGGAGGTAAGGAAGCTGGGCTTGGGGGATCGGGCCGGAGGACGAAGCAGCTTACCCGAATTTTGTCCAGCTTCCCTACCAACACCCGCGCTCAGACGCCTAACCCTTCCTTCATTGGGATGTTTTAATTCATATGCCCAACTAGAACATACTTTCAAATGTTGAATATATTCTTCGGCTGTATTAAAGAACACTTCCTTCTTTTCTTGTCTTTTACAGTAATAACACTGTATCATACAGACCGCCTACCAGTTCCACCGTATATATCATCAAACTCAGTCTTTTCACTTTCTTCCTCAGTAGCGTCTGCAAAACCAAGTGCGTAACCAGCTATTACGCAATTATTGCATGGTTCAAGTGTAATCTGCCCGTTATCCTCCATCCTTCTTATTGTAAGAACATCGCCGCACCTACACCTAGCTGATATTGACATTGTTCTACCTCAAATTAGATTATTGTTTATTTTCTTTATACCGGACTTTTTTAAAAATGTCAAGTTTTATTTCTAGAAATCTCATCTTGTATTTTCTCTTTATTAAAGAAGAAATATTCTACAACAGGTTTATAGTCACTCGCTTGCAGCAAAGGATAAATTTCCTTGATATATTCCATAGGCCAATCCCACCAAGGAATAGAAAGTTTCAGGTGAAGTAATGCAGCTTGTCCTCTAGTGCCAACCTTCTGCAATGGATTGCCAAGATATATACCAAACTCATTAAGAAAATCATTATCATATTCACGTACTACAGAATCCGAACCTATAATACATCCATTTGGAATGATAACTCCTGAATGAATAACTACTCTATCAGCTAACCATACATCGTTTCCTATGGTTACGTCACCATTTGTACCGGGGTAGCCTGGAATGTCTGAATCAATGTGATCTTTAGGATTGAAGTATTTATGTAATGGATGAGTGGTTAACCAATCTGACCTATGGTTTCCACCTAAGTAGACTCTTACATCCGTGCCTATGGAACAGAATTTACCGATGGTTAGATTGCCTTGTTCAGCGTAATTGACTAGTAATTGAGTTGGGGAATAAGTTGCTTCACCTATTTTTATCATTAGTAGCCTCCGTTAGAATACTTGAATTGTTTTACATACAGTACATACTAGTTCGTGTGATACTGTCCAAAAAAATGTATTACAACCACATCCGCAATTCCAAATTGTAAATTCTTTATCGAAGCGTGATATAAATTGATCAATTGGCATTTTAACTGTAGACGGAAATAGAATAACATGATCAGTAGACATAAATTCCTCCAAAGATTTTTGTTTGATAGTATCATAGATTTAAGAAAATGTAAAGGGATAAAGTAATATAGTAAAAAGAATGGATGGAAAAATTGTTGACATCTAATTTTGCACCTATGTCCCCCATGCGCGCCGGGGGAGGCGCACACCCCCTACCCCCTAAGCTCCACGCGAATCCTTAAAATACCCTATAATCCAGACGAATAAGGTTAAAATAACGCTTGCTTTTTATTTCGGTCTGTAGTATAATAAAATAAAAAAAACAAAAGGAGGCAACAAAGAAGTGGAAAGAATAAAACTTAGTATAGGGGAAATGCAGGAGAGGAAAAACCGGATTATCGGCTTAATCAATAAGTACTCTGAGAACTGCGACCATGACGGAATGATGATGATGTTTGATGATAAAGCAATGTGCATTGAATGTGCAAAGGCCATGAGAAAAGACTTATTCAATATTACTGGACACTAACCCCAACAAAATTACCGAAGCTATCTTAGAAGATCGAGAGCTTACCGATAGAGTATTTAAAATAATAGATAAAAAAATAGAAGAATTTTGGAACAAATAGCTTGACAAATAGCTCCTTTTATAGTATACTCTTTTCAAATAATAGAGCTGGTAAGAATGCTGGACTTACTCGGAAGGTGACCGAATCCACCAAACAACTAAAACATACGGAGGAATTAAAAAAATGGCAGACCTTAGCAATGTCAATATCAAGGAAATGACTCCCGAACAGATTATGGCTTTCATGTCCCAGTTTAAGGAACTGGAGAAAACCGTAAAACAGGCAAAGAAGGAAGGTCTTATCCCTAAAGAAGAAAAGAAACGCGCAGAGAAGGAAATCATTCCCGAAGTTGCGTTGTTTCTGGAACAGATCAAGGCAGTTTACGAATCCAATATCGAAGTTATCAGGAATCTTTTCAACGGTACGAAAAGCGAAGCTGATCCCGTTGGACAAATTGGAATTAACTTCAAGGTAACTGATGAATTCGGAATTCAGCTTCTTAGTGAAACGGCACGCAAGACCAAAGTTGAAGCCAACAAGGCAGCTAAAAGGGCCAAGGAAGCTGAGAAGAAAGAAAAAGAGGAAACAGAAACACCCAAGCCCGATGCGCCGTAAATAGAACCTCGCATTCAATAAAGAACCCGCTGAATAAGCGGGTTTTTTATTGCCCACTAACTATTTTTCCTATTTTTCCTTATTAACCCATTACCCCTTTACCCCCTTGTGAAATTTTACACGTCCTACATCCAACCACCTACACTATTTCAACTAATCTACTTATTAAGGATATAAGGTAAGTATCTAATATTATTAATATTTTATTTATTTTTTATTATTACCTTTCCTTTGAGTTATTTTTATATTATTATTTTTTTTTTTTTTTTTTTAGAAGTCATTCTGAGAGAGTACCCCCTAATTATGAGTGGTAATATACTAACATTATAATTATATAACATAAAATAGTAAACATAAATTAAGTGGTAAATCTTAGGTAAGAGGGGAGTACTATATAAATCCAATTTAGGAAATATAATATAACGACATGACGTGATTCTGCGCAAATGGATATTCATTAATAAAATCAATAACTTACGTACTCTAAACTATAAAAATTTGGGTAATTTATCACTTTTTTTTTAAACGTAATAAAATCAATAACTTACGTACTAAATACTATCTAAGTAATTGATTTTACTTATATATTTTCCTCTTGACTTTTTTTATAAACTATAGCACTATAAATAAAAAATACAATAAAGGAACATTAAAACTATGCCTAAATTAACAGAAGATAGATTAAAACTACAACAACAGGTAGAGCATATTTTAAAAAGAAAACTACAACATAGAATATTACCAAATAATTATGTTAGAGAATACTATCCAGACTTCAAACCAACATTCGTATCTATTCCAATAAAGAATCAAGAAGAAATACATTACTCCCTTTTAATGCCAGATTATAACAAAACAAATCTTATTAGATTATTAAATAGAATAAAAAATCATATTATATTTTATGATTCAAATTCTTGGAAATATAATATATTTGTAAAATGTCAAGATTCATATCACTCATTTAAAGATGAACAGAGTTTTTTAGATGCATTAAAAATGTTCAGAATTTCAGTATATGTTGTTTATCCATCTGGACACTTTCTTGATTTTTTTGTAGCACAAAGACTATAAACACTAATAGTCCTAACTATCCGTAATTATTACTATTTTTACCCTGCCCTTTTATACTCCGAAAACCTAAGTAATTTCCTATACTTACGCTCCTATTCCTTATTACTATATACTATTACCCTTTACCCCTTATCTAACTATACGATATTATTAAGGAAAATATTATATAATAATTTCCTTGACTTTTCCTTAATACTATGATACGATAAAAATAAAAAGGTAAAAAATGCCACCTAAAACTAAATCTAATCAAATATTAAAATTAAAAAATTTGATAACATATCTCACTTTAATGGGAAATGCAAAAGATGATAGACAAATTAATTTATTAAAAGAATTAAAAGAAACTGTAAAGATTTTAGAAAATGCCCACTAAAAAGAAAGAAATCAAATTTACTATCAATTCCAAAGGCTGTCATATCATGGCCGGTAAAGGAGTTAATCAGGTTAGGATAAAACTCTATAACGAAATTTATCCTACTTTGGAGCTTGATCAAAAACTCTTAGCAACTTGTGGTAATTTAGCCTGTATTAATCCATCACATATGAGGGCCATTATCAATCTAGACTATTACGAGCAAGACACACTAGGACAACGCAGATTAGAACCTGCGGATGTTAAATTCATTAGAGAATGTGATAATATGCGGGCTGTTGATTTAGCTGATAAATATGGAGTAAGTGAAGGAACCATACTCTGTATTCAATCATATAAAAGATGGCGATACGTTCCATAAACCTTTAACCCCACAAACCAAAAGAAGGGAGAACATAATGAACAGAGCAGAACACATTCAAGCGGTGCGGGATTTTCAAGAGGAATTAATGGTAAACAGGCAGGTATTGGGTGACGATACCATGATTAAATCCATAGACGGCAGGTTAACGATTACTAGAACTAAATCTGTTTCCACTTCTTTAACTCTCCAGAATATCGCCAAAGCAAGTCAAGAGCGGGAACGCCTTTACAAAGAGCTTTTTCCCTGGCATGATTGGAAGAAAGAGGGCGAATATGAAAGAACCCGCAAGGAAGTACAGACTTACCACTTTGTTGAAATCATGAACATTACAGATGCTATCTGGATACATTGCGAAGAATGCAGGAATAATGATGCAAACTTCGCAATTACAGTTGATGAGAAGCATCTTTATAATGTATGCGTAACATGCCTCAAGAAGTCTTGGCTTGGCAAATTAAGAGTTAGTCAAGTTGCTTATGCTGGCAGGCGTGTAGCCTAACACCCCACAAACCAAACACAGAAGGGAGACATTATGAACAATCAAGATTGCAACGAGTTTGTATTTCCAGAGTACGTTCAAGAAACCTTACCCGATAAACCCAAACCAAACAATTCTTTGCCGGATTTAAGACAATTAACCGGAGAAAAGAAAGCGGAAGAAATTCGCAGGTTAATTGATATTATTGAAAACTCAACAGATTCCAAACTCAGATACTCTGCCTTGCTGCTGATGGAGGCAGAATCTTACCGCAACAAGAAAAGAGCTGAAACTGCTAATGAGTATTTCAATGCTCAGATTAAAGACATGCAATTACAGGCCATAGAAGATTTCAAGGTTCAAGCCAAAGTTAAATTCTCTGCCAAATATTCGGCACTTATTCAAAAAGGACAGTTCAGCCCGGAAATGATGAGGGATTTTGACATCATTCAAAAGATGGAGAGGGCTGCATGTTATATGATGGATGGACTGACGGTTTACACTAAAGAGTGTAATAAATGTGAGCGCAGGAAAAGATGCTTTGGGGAGGAATAGAACAATGGAGGAAAAGATTACATTTAAAAAAGCACATGCGGAATGTAAGAGAATGTGGCTTATACTGGCGGAAACTGGTAGTCAAAATAAAAAATATGTTATTAAACAAATGGGTTACGTTCCTGACAATTGGGATTCTAAAGGTGAAATATTAAATAATTGCTTTGCTTGTGAATTTACAAAGAAAAAAGGTGATCCTGATTGTAGTTTGTGTCCGATTACTTGGGGTAAAAAACCTAAAATAGATGAAGGTTTTTATTGTGAAAAATCTTCAAATTCACCTTATAGAAAGTGGTTAGACCTTACATTTGATTTAACAGATGAAGCTAGGGAAAAACGCAAGGGACTTGCCAAGATTATTGCCAATAAAAGATGGATTAATAAATTTAAAAAGGAGGGCATAGAGTAATGGCCAACGGTACAGACAATATAACCAAACCAGATATTGATCCTAATCTTGTGCTGAAATACAAAGAAGCACGTAAACAGATGGATGCCCTAAAAGAAGCATTTGGGCCAATGACTCAAGCGGTAGAAACCAAGTTGAAAGAACTGTACAAGGAAAATGTAGCAACATTGCTTACGCTTGAAGGTAAAGACAGGGTAACATTCTCCTTTGATGCAGAGGATAAGACACCGATAGAGGTAGTGTTTAAGGTTAAACGCACTTCATTATAAAGGAGGTGATTGAATGGAATAAACTAAGTACATGGGAGAGCTACCGACTGTTTTTTGAACAAGGGTATTGAGACTGACAGGCTCTCAATGCCCTGATTGAAAGAACAGTTACCCCACAACTGGAGAGGATGGAATGGAAAAAGATCACACACAAACTGTAATTTTTTGGTATTCGGGAGAGAATCACACAATATGCATAGACGCTAAAAATGCATACCAGAGGTTTAATTTAAAAGGTGGTATATGGCGTCAAAAAGGCAATCGTTATTTCTTCCCTATGAATGATGAAAACATACAGATTCTTTTCAAAGATCATCCAGATGGAGGGTCTGACAGATGGAATGAATACAGATGGATTTGGAAGTTTTCACTTTGGGAAGGGATTTATAAATATCTTCAAAAACGTATCACTAAGGTTGCAGACGATACATTTCTTACTAGGATTAATCTTGATAATGTATCGCGCTTTCCTAAAATATACAAGAAGGATGGTATGCCGGAACCATTCAAGAATCAACATGTGAGTCAATACTGGCAGCAAAAGACAGATTATCACGCCTACCTGTGGGAAATGGGTACTGGCAAAACAAGGGCTGGAGTCGAAGGATATGAAATCAAGCGTAGACAAGGGAAGGTTGATCATTTGTTGATTATCTGCCCTGTGTCTATGCTTGACAAGTGGGTGGTTGAGATTGAAAAATGGGGCAGGGAAGAAATCCAAGCAGTTGCAATAAAGGGTAAAAATAGGGATGAAAAGTTAGACTTGCTTAAAATGGATTATGAAGCAATAGTTATCAACTTTGAATCAGCAGCTTTGATGGTTGATGATTTGCTTGAAATAGTAAATGAAAGGTGGATGATAATCTGTGACGAAACGACTAAAATCAAAAATCCAAGAGCTAACAGAACAAAGGCAGTACTTGACTTGGGTTTACGTACAGAATATAAAGCAATCCTTACAGGTACTCCAATTACACAGCACGCGTATGATGTATTTAGTCAATATGCTTTTCTTGATTCAGGTAAAACATTTGGTCTTAATTACGATGCTTTTCTTGACAAATACTTTTGGAAACAAGGATTCAAATTAATCAGTAAAGGTGAATGGGCATTAAAAGAAGTGTCTGATAAGATGTATAAATCGAGCACACGATTCTTAAAGAAGGACTGCATAGACATACCGGACAAAATGTATGATAACAGAATACTCACTTTGCCGGCATATAACCAAGAGAAGTACAAGGAAATGGTTAAGTATGCCATAACTCAAATTGAAGGTAGCGAACACGTTACAGCGGCGATTATACTAACGCAATTACTTAGGTTAAGTCAAATAACATCGGGATTTGTGGTAGATGAACATGGGAAGGAGGTTAATTTTGATGAAAATCCGAAACTTGATGCTTTACGTGACATACTTGAGGAATCTAATTCTAGTAAGGTTGTTATTTGGGCGAGATTTAGGCAGGATGTTAGGAACATTTCAAGACTTTGCGAAGAACTCAAGATAAAATATGTACAAATGTATGGAGATATAAACAATGACCAACGCACTAGAAATGTCTCCGAATTTCAAAACAATCCAGATGTTAAAGTTATTATTGGTACTGCTAGTACGGGTGGGCATGGGATTGATCTTGTGGCCGGAACTATCGTGGTTTACTTCTCCAATTCATATTCCCTTGAACAAAGATTACAATCTGAGGATAGAACTCATAGAGCAGGACAAAGGAACCAAGTCACATACATCGACCTGCTCTGCAAAGATACAATAGATATAACAATATATAAGGTGTTGAGAAGCAAAAAATCGGTGGCTGATATTGTGACCAGAGACTACAGATCACTCATGGGAGGCTGAAAATGGACGATATAATGGAAAAAAAGGTAGATGAAAGATATTGGCCAGGAAGGAAAGATTTAGTAGGAAGATCAGTAACATTTGGAAAATCTGGAGATAGATATGTTGTTGGAAGTGGTGGCAATCTTGTAAGAAAATATAAGCCAATAAGTAAGAAAAAGCAACGGAAACTGGATAGACAAAAACGAATTGGAGGCTGAAATGGACAATAGATTGAAACGCTCACCGGAATCAGAAGCTCTTGCACACTATATAACATTGGTAATAACGGGAATAGTTATTGTATCTTTTTGGTATATGTTTATTAAGGCATGGTTTAATATCTCCTAGTCTAGGTGAATGAAATGAGAAAGAAAAAGCCAACCCATCTTTACTGCGATGATAAGTATATCGGTCATTTACAACGATACAAAGGTAAGGATGCTAGGCAATTATTTGAGGAATTTGGAGTGGTGACATATGAAACAGAAGATATTGATATTATAAATGATGCAATAAATACAATAAATAAAGTGCTGAATAAATATAATAAAATTAGAAGAATAGACAGATAGCCCCTTGTGGGGAGGGGCTGGTAATGCAGGTAGGGTTTGAGTCTCCCTTCGACCCTGCCTGACATTACCACATATATAAAGGAAATATGAAATTAACAATCACATATCCAATGACCAAAAAGAAAATGCAAGCTGTACTTAAATCTTGTGCTGATGCACTTAGGAGAAAAGGTTATAAGGTTGAGCCTGATTATATCAAAGGAACAATGTTTGTAAGGGAAGCAGATGGAGAGAATAGACTATAACATATATCAAAACAGAAGAACGTCCAGACTTGCTTGGATTATCCTTCTAATCTTATTGTTTGTCTTTATCCCAATTAAGACAAATGATAAGGCTAGAATGATAGTTATACATCAAGGGAATAGTTGGATAGAGCAAGTCAATAAATATAACAGTTATTTATACAAAGGAAAATCAAAGGTAGTGAGAATTTCTTACCTTTACTGATCGAGGGATTGAGCAGATAGGACTTGACCGTTACTGTCGCATAGACAGAAGTTAATCTGCAAAACGAAACGGGCCAAAGAGGAACGGATGTTATCCCAGGCGTGCTCGAACAGAAAGCCTCTAGGGGGAGTGTTTAACGGCACTCTCCCGAAATATTAGCAACCCACCGGCAGGGCGTAATGCCGAAAAAATACACGGAGGAATAGATTTATGCCAGAAATGACTTGGGGAGAATTTAAAGCGGAAATGGAGAGTAATGGAGTAACTGACGATTGCGAACTCAATGCGATTGAATTTAACAAAGACGACGAGAAAATGCTTGTAATGCGCAATGACGAAGGGGAGGTTGAAGTCTATTCCGAATAGGAGTGGTAATGAAAATCAAGTACATGATTGTCATTCTTGAACCGGAAGATGAAGAAAAACCAAAGAAGAAAAGAGTTTACAAGCGGAGGAAGAAAGAAAAAAAATAAGTGACCGTCTTGGGGGCTGTACTAAATCTTTTTCAAGAAGATGAATACATAGCCCATGTTGTCAGCCCCCAAGTTTTTACCCACACACACTACATCTGAAAGGGAGACTGAAAATGAAAGATCAAGCTGTTTCTGAACTCGTTGACTACACTTTCGATCATGTAAGACAATTCCTTTACAATGTTGAATGCGACAAGAATGAATTACCAACTTCAGAAGAAATCGAAAAGCTTTGCTGTGAATTGTATACAAAACTTTGTCACCAAGTTGGTGCTTTAACCGATGAAGATATAAAATACATAAATGAATGTCCTACCAGTAGATGTTTTATTGTATGTGCAACTGCTGAGGACAGAGATACAGAAGTAAACATAGTTATAAAGTCAATTGAAGAAGAATATCCAGACACGGAGGCGACAGATGGCCAGATCGCACGAGTTCAAAATTCGGAATCCCAACTTCATTTGTTCCAAGATGCAGCTAAGAGACATAAATAATGCTTTTGTTGTATCTGGATCAGTATTGGATTATACATATTCGGTACTGATTGAAGGTGGTTATGTAAGGAAAATTGGTGGAAGGTTTTATGAGCCAACTGAAAAGTTGTTAGATGAAGCGTTCTTGCCTAATATTTTGGTGCTTGACGAACATCAAAGAAGATATTTAAGTATGAATCAATGCTTTTATCGTCACGATTTGGTTAAGTGTTTGGATGACAATGATCAAATAGTGAAAGCATTGATTAAAAAAGGATATTTGAAACTTGATACTGATAAACGATACAAGAAATCAGACGACTTCAACAACATATTAGCTGACGGTGGCGACACAATAAACTTGAAGGGAGAATGACAATGAAAAAACTTTATGAAATTAAAAACAGATTTAATGGTGAAATTATATTTTCTATTGAAACAACTTCGATAAAAATTGCTGTAAAAAAAGCAATTGATTCAGGGGCCGATCTGTCATGGGCCAATCTGTCAGGGGCCAATCTGTCAGGGGCCAATCTTGATTTTTCAACAGGGTTTACTTTCCGTTGTTCATGTTTTAATATAAAAGCTGAACTTAGACTTGCTGCGCAGCTTGCTTATCATTTTTGTCGTTTTGATTTTTCAGAATGCAAAGAAGCACAAGAAGCACAAAAAGCACTTCAAGATTTAGCAAACAAATTTCATAGAGTTGAAGAATGTGGTAAGATTGAGTTCAAGGAGGAAAAATGAAACGATACAGAGGGATAATAAGATTTCTCGGTGACACTTACACATACTGGACGTATGCCAGAGGATTAAATGCGGCATATTATAACTGTATTCACAAACTTTCAAAAGAAACTGGATACAAAGATAAATTTTTATTTGAATGTATTAATATGAAAATGTGTGATATTCATGAAGTTCCGGTCAAAAAAGAAGTGAGGATACCTGGAATGAAATATCTTGGTGAGGCTAGTTACGAAATCAAAGAGATAAAAATCGTTGATTTTGCAATTGATTCTTTTTCTGTTATAGTTGACAAAACTGGAATTATTTTTGAAGTGAAACCGATAGCGGGAGTTAGCGACAATGAAAAAGATAATCGGTCTGATGACAGACGCGCCAGATTACAATCTTGCTTTGATGAAATTATCCGCATTTCACAAGAGTCAAGGTGATGAAGTTCATCTAAATGATACGCTGAAACAATATGACTATGTTTATGCAAGTGTATTGTTTGATCACAACAAGAACAACGGCAGGTTTGCAACTGCTAATGAGTGTGGAGGGCCACAATATCCTGATGTTAATTTACCTCCACATATTGAAAGAATTAAACCTGATTATGATTTGTATAAAAAGAATGATTTCAGCATTGGATATACGTTCAGACCGTGTTACCGTAGGTGTGAGTTTTGCTTAACTAAAACATTTAAGCAACCTGATAAGCGTCACCATAGTATATGGGAGTTCCACGATAAAAGGTTTAAGAAAATTTGTTTGATGAATAATAATACCTTTATGGACCCATTTTGGAAAGACACTTTTGAGGAAATTTGGAAAGAGAATTTAATACTTAAGGAACACGGTCTGGATATTAGATTATTAGATGCTGAAAAAGCAGAGGCAATAAAGAAAACAAAGTTTGACGGACGTTACCATTTTGCTTGGGACAGAATGAAGGACGAACAGCTTATTCTTCGTGGATTGCAGTTTGCAAAAGAGTATGACATAAAGGCACGGTTCTATGTTTTAGCAGGATATAATACAACATGGAAGGAAGATTTGTACCGTTGTCAAATCCTGATAAATTATGATCACGTTCCATATATTATGCCATATACGGACAACCCTACAGTAAAGGCCATGAAAAATTTCATTAACAGTCCAGGCAATTGGTGGAATTACAAGGATGATATAACGAAAGGATGGGATGATTTTATAAAAGGACAAACTAAATCGAAGAAGAAAGAGAAAGCGAAATCTGATGCTGACGAACAACAAGCTGGCCTGTTTTGAATGTCCACATCCAGAAATACAGACTATTCCAGTTTATAATTGGAATAATAAACTAATAACCATTTGGCAACGCTGTACTTATTGCGGGAGATACTTATGGCAAGAAGAACTAGATCAATTACCAGACCAATATCTTACAAAACCATAGATATTCATCAACATGATATTGCAAATTTTATGACTTGTCCGTTTAAGTATTATATGCAATCTGTTTTAAAGTATTCCAAACGGAAAAGAAATAAAAATATCAACATTGGTGATTGTGTAGCTAAGAGTGTTTATTGGTTGCATAAAGGTGAGCCTCTTGAGTTTTGTCTTGCATACATCGAAAAACTGCAAGAAGAAAAGACTCTGCTTGTTACAAAACAAGAAGAAGTTGATGATCTTTTAACCCAAGGTGTTCTTGCTCAAGGTTTAATTACCGGATACAATGAAATGTATTTGAATAGAGCAAGTCATGTTGTTGAAATCTTACCAGAGTTCCATACGAAAATGGAATTTATTAAGATGGGATACAAGATTATAATAACTTGCAGACTTGATGGGCTGGCCACTGATATGTGGGGTGGAATCAATATTCTTGAACTTAAAACAACAGCACAAATAAACAAGAATATGATACTGTCCCTACCTGTTGATTTCCAGATAAACACATATTGGTTGTCATTATTAATGGGTAAGGTAAATCCTAAAGGTGTGCTGTATAGATGGATGAAAAAGACCGGCATTAGGTTGAAAAAGAAACAAACTCTGGAACAGTATAGACAAGAAATACTTACTCTTTACAGTAAAGAGCCTGAGAACCTATTTATTCAGCAAGCACCGGAGTTTAAGCCGGAAGCAATTGAAAGATTTAAACCAAACTTTGATAAAATATTAGAAGATTTGGTATGGTGTCATGTTCAAAATAAATTTGTACAAAGGGGGGTGAATTGTCTCGGAAAATTTTCTCCATGTAGTATGTTAGAATACTGTAGTAATCCGACATCAGAAACATTAAACACTTACTATGAGGTTAAACAAGAACAAACAGAAGAAAAAGAGGACGATGATGAAGCCGCTTGATTATGAAGAAGTGATTGAACGCATATTCAAAATACTTGCGCAGAATCCAAGACTTAAATTGCCTACACCAGACGCTGTACATTTAAGACACGATCATAAAGCATATGGGAGGGCAAACACTAAACAGATTTGGATTAGTTTGGATTTAACAGGTGAACCATCAATAGAAAATACCAATTTTATAAACACTTTGGTACATGAAGTGGTTCACTACAATGGTATTATGGATCACTCACATAAGTTCTATGAAGCGTTCAACCTTCTTTATGAAAGAGTTTTATCTGTGCTTAGACTACAAGGAGTAAACGTATGAGCAAATACTGTGAGTTTGAAATGCACGGTGTAAACTTCAAAGATTCCTCATTTGATGAAGGAAGAATTTACTTGGACATTACAAACCAATACGGACATACAGTTTGCTTGAAATTTGACGACAAAGAAACAATACAACAACTAATTGAAGAATTGGAGGGATGGATATGAGCTTACCAACTGAAAAAACAAAGCCAAAACTCAACTTGATGGATCACGTTATATTTCTTTACGGTATTCCAAAGATAGGTAAGAGTACACTCGTTTCTGAAATAGACGATGTGCTTTTCTTTAACACCGGCGGTGGCCTTGATGCTCTGGAGTGTTATCAGAAATCTATATCTGATTGGTTTACGTTTCTGGAAACATGCGCAGAGTTTGTGAAGGGGGAACACAAATTCAAGGTTGCCGCCATTGATACAGTAGATAGATTACATAAACAATGCGTTGCTTATCTTATGGAAAAACACAAAGTACAGCATCCGTCTGATCTTGAGTGGGGTAAGGGTTACGATATGGTAAAGGATGAGTTTATGCGTCCTTTGACAAAACTTGCCCTCAGTCCCTATGGTCTTGTTCTTATTTCACATGTTGATGAGCGTGAAGTTAAAACAAGAACTGCAACCATAACCAGAAGCGTTCCTACGTTACAGGGATATATATGGAACATGATTGACGGACTGACCGGAATTATCATGTTTATGACTGCTATTCAAGACAAGGATGGATATAGACGAATTATAAGAACAACTCCTAACGAAACTTATATAGCGGGAGACAGAACGAAAAGACTTGCATCCTATGGTGACATTGAAATCCTCAAAGACCAACCTAACTGGAAACGTATTGAGGAAGTGTTTAACAAATACGGGAAAGGAGAAACGAAATGACAGAAGCGGTTGATGGATTTTTAGATCACATTTCAGGCGAACACGACCCCGGACAAGTGGAAGATGCTGGAGGTATGCCACCAGATGCCACCTATCAATGCAGACTTGACAAAATTTACTTCAAAGAAATGAAGGACGGAAAGATTAAATGCGTTATGGAATTTGAAGTTATGAACGGTAAGTATGCTCACCGTACTATCTTCAAATGGTGTAATATGGACAACGTACAGAATCTTGACTGGCTTACAAGAGATTTGCGTATGTTGGGTGTTCCGGTAAACTTCAAATGGAACAGTGTCCAGAAAGAACATTTTAGCAATCTTTTAGACAAGCCTTTCGAGATTGAAGTTAAAACCAAAGGTGAATTTACAAACGTGTATATCAAAAAGGCATTGAAAGCTGATGAGGTTTTCATCGGCCAAGGTTTAAAAAACGGTGAAAAGGATGTACCATTCTAATGGCTAAAGAAGCAGAAAAACCAAACGAAGATTCTGTTGATTTAATGGAAAGGATAAGACGACTTGAGTTGTCTATGGATGGTTTTTGTCCTAACTGTTTCCAACGTGTTGCTGGATGGGAAAGACCATTAAATAAAACAACTATAGATCAACTTGGCGCTATGGGTATTGATCATTTAACTGGACATAAGAAGAATTGTGGGATGAAACCGTAAGCATCATACTAGCATTATTTGCTATGTAATGGAAGACCAAATCCATTGGACGGAACCCCTCATCTACATGCATTGAGGCCGTTCAGAACTGGCATGTAGAACGAACGACGGTTACCAAGTCGTGACAGCCTGGAGAGACAGGCAACCAAAATTTTATCAGGAAAGGTTCGCTTATGAAATTCTTGGAATTTTACAAGCGTTACTTTCCCGACTTGAAAGAAACAGTAAGGAAACAAAATGTCATCTGTCCTTTCCATGCAGATAGTGATCCAAGTTGTAGCTTAGACCTTGAAGAAGGTCTTTATTATTGTCATTCGTGTAATATTGGTGGTGATATATTCGATTTTTATATGAAGTATCACCGTTGTTCTTTTACAAAGGCAAAGAATGACATATTAGGAAACCAAAAGGCTCCGGTTCTTACACCTACGGAAGCTAAGGTTGCCCATGAAAAATTGCTAAGTTCACCTGATCTCCAGAAGCTACTACTCGTAAAGCGTGGTTGGACTATACAAACGATAATTGATTTCAAGTTGGGATGGAGCGATGAAAGAGTTTATATACCAATACATAATAAGGACGGACGACTTTTAAACATAAGGAAATATGATGTACTGCATAAAACAAAGCAAAAGTTTCTCGGCATTGAAGGACATAATCAAGTTCGTCTCTGGCCAGAAGATATACTTAGACAAGAGATTGTTATTATCTTCGGAGGGGAACCAGACACCATACTGGCTACGCAAATGGGACTTCCGGCTGTTACGTTTGCAAATGGTGAAGGGACATTCCGTGCTGAATTACTACCTAGCTTTGAGAACAAGAAAGTTTATATATGTTATGACGTGGATGATGCTGGAGCCAAAGGGGCAAAGGTTTTATCTGAGGCAATATCCAAATTCGCAGCAGAAACATATGTCATAAATTTACCGCATAAAATACTTCCAGTAAAGGGAGATTTTACAGATTTAGTTTTGTATTGTATAGATCAAAGTGTAGATTTTACCGCAACGTGGAACAAATGTGTTGAAAACGCAATAAGGATTGATTACGTTGAGGTAGTTGATAATAAGGATTATGAAGAAATTGATTATTACGCAGCAGTAAGCGAAGATTATTATGGAAAAGATGTAACCTATAGAGCTATGGCAATAGGTAAAAACTTTTCCCCGTTCTTTGCACCAAAGAAGTTGCATTTGTCTTGCGAGACTACTCGCGGTGATACATGTAAAAACTGCATATTATTCTTTGTTGGTGGTAAATATGTTAAAGAAATTGATGAATCTCAATCATTGGATTTGATTAAATGTACACAGGGTGAACAGAAAAATAAAATAAAAACATTATGCGGAATACACAATTGCAATCAATTCAAAATGGAAATGGACACTCAAACAATAGAAGAAATATTTGTAGCTCCGATGATAGATTCGGAACGAATAGATAGACAATTTATAGTCAGAAAGTGTTACAGTAAAGGACATAATTTACAAATAAATAAGGCATATAGGTTTAAGGGAAAGACAATACCAGATGCAAAAACTCAAGAAGCCACACAACTGTTTGTTAGTGCTGAACCAGAAATGTCAAACCTGGAGTTGTTCCAACTTGAACCAAAAGATATAGATGATTTAAGAATATTCAATCCACGGATTAACAGTTATGCTGGAATAGATGAAAGAACTTATGAAATATCACGAGACTTATCATACAACATACCGGAGGTAATCATTGGACGAGAAAATTTACTCTTTGGATACGACTTGGTATTTCACTCGGTACTTCGATTTAAGCTCCTCGACTCGGTTGTGGCTAAGGGCTGGACTGAAATGCTGGCAATTGGGGATACAAGAACTGGCAAAACCAAAACAGCAGTCAAACTATGTCATCACTATAGAGTGGGAGAGTATGTCACCCTCGAGTCAGCAACTCTACCAGGACTTGTCGGCGGTATGTCTCAAGTTGGAAGGGATGTCACGTTCAGTTGGGGTGTTCTCCCAATTAACGATGGACGATTGGTATTGTTGGATGAGGCAAATGGCCTTGATCCTGCCGGAATCAGCAACCTTAGTTCCATCCGTGACAATGGGGTGGCTGAGAGGACTGTGGTTGGCAGCACAAGAAAAACCACAAGTAGAGTCAGACTTATTTGGATTTCAAACCCACGATCAACAAAATCAATTTCATACTATTCTACAGGAGTTGAAGCAATTAGAGAACTCATGGGGAGAGCCGAAGATATATCCAGGCTTGACTTCGCTATAGTTGTCGCCAAAGAAGATGTTGGCATAGAGAAAATAAACACGGCAAGTCATAAAAAGCCAGAACATAAATATACTTCCGAACTATGTCATAAACTTATAATGTGGACATGGAGCAGAAAAGAAGAAAATATCAAATTCACCAAAGATGCAGAGGATGAAATACTTAAATCAGCAATTGATATGAGCAATAAATATAGCGATGCAATTCCTTTGGTGCAGGGTAGTGTACAAAGAATTAAGATTGCTAAATTAGCAGTTGCTCTTGCATGTAGATTGTTTTCGACAGAAGATGGTATTAATGTAATTGTTCATAAGGAACATGTTCAATTTATAACATATTACTTACAACAAATATATGATTCACCTTACTTTGGATACCTTGACTTTTCAAACAATAAACGTGATGAGTCTAAAATATCTGACATAGATGGAATTGAAAAAGAAATAAGGTTGCTTGATGATTCAGAAAGATTTGTAAATAAAATGCTTGCTACTAATACAATACTTTATGATGATCTTGTTGATTTTTCTGGTAAGTCAAGAGATTATGTAAAGGATTTAAAATCTAAATTAGTTGCTGGTAATTGTATAACAAGAAGGAAAACTTTTTATATAAAAACGCCAGAGTTTATTAAGTTGCTAAAAAGAATGCAATTGGAGGTAAAAAGAAATGGGTAAAAAATACCAAATAGCGTTACATGGATGCGATGATTCAACTTACATTAAATTAAAATTGACTGAAGATGAATTAAAATTTGTTAAGAAACTTTGTAGGTTAAGCGAAAAAGAATCAACGTATGGCTGTATGCCAACTATGGAGGTAAAAGAAGATGCCTAAAGTATATCAGAAAAAAAGACAGTTCCCCAAAAGGGAAAATGATTTTCTTGCACAATTTATGAAGCCATTTCAGAATGATCCATTATGTTGGTTTTTCAAAACTCATGGTGAACCGATGCAAACAAGAGGAATACCAGACATTCTTATGTGCTATGGTGGTTTATTTGTGAGTTTTGAATTTAAGATAATGAGGAACGGTAAACTAAATGTAACTCCATTTCAAGATTATACTATGGACAAAATAAAGAAATCTAACGGACTTTGTTTTGTAATATGGTATGATGATTCAAATGGAGAAACTGGAATAGGAATGACGCGATATAAGAATATGGAAGATGCAGTTATGTGGGTTAAGTCATCACTTATTGCTATATCACAGATACCTTGTGCTAAGTTTAAGGAGTTAGAAAATTAAAGAAAATACTAAGGTATATTCTCCGCTTATAGCGGTTTCTTACCTATACTTACTAAAGGAAGGAGTTAAAACCTTATATAGATAAACGTCAATAGAATAAAGGGTATTTGTGGAGTACGGCTTAGGTATGGCAGGAAAAAGTGATGCAGTAATTTTAAAGGAGGAACTCGAACCCTCGACGCTGTTCCTAAACTATTTAATATAAAAGGGTTTTCATGTCAATAAATTTTGCTGATAGGATGTAGATAGGAAAGGGGGTGATGCCCGTGACGGGAGACGATCCGATGATTAGACCTCATAAAATTCAAGGGCATTAGCCGGGGGACGCATCCGGCAAAACACGCATTTAGCCGCCCCTTACATGGGCGGGGACTTTTTAGGGTACTGAGAAACTGGTGAGAAAGGAGGGGGTATGACGGGAATGCCTTTTAGTAGAATCAATATTGGAGATGTATTTGAATCCCCATTAGCATGGACAGGTAGCAAGATGGTCTATATCGTTGTTGATAAAGACAAAGATAGCAAGATGATTGAGGTAATGTCTTCTTATCAGCATCCGGCCCTACCGAAAACATTCTGGAAGAAATATACAGATCGTCTTTTTAATAAACGAATCGTTATTGGTAAAGCCGACTAACCCAGGAGGAGAGACATGGAAGATCAGAGACTATATGAGATATTGGCGCGGGAGGGGGACGGCAATGATGTTCCGTATAGCTATCCATCATTTTTTTCAACATGGGACGGTTTCGGCTGGCTTTGGGAACGGGCGCAGGAGAAGAAATTTTTTACCGATTTTATAGAATGGTATCTCAGGAAACAGTTACCTAAAAGGTACGATATGGAAGAATTGGTTTTGATTATAATGGCCCAAATGCTGCACCTTATCCACCCCCAACGCTTCTGTGAAGCCCTGAAAACATTCTTGAAGGAGAGAGTATGAGCGAGATTAAGAGGTATGAAGCTGGATTAAACGGAACCGCTTACATGGGAATGCATGAAGTCCCAAATGGAAGATATGCACTTTACTCTGATGTCATAGAGATAATTAATAAGTGCAATCTCGCCGTTAAGGAAATCCACGATATTAATGATGTGGTTGAATTTCAAAAGGGAGCAGTTAAAGAAGCAGAACAAATGGATCGAGAGAGTTTAATCTCTCATTATGTTTGCGCCGTAACAAATTGGGCTATCACCTTATATGAAAGAGATAAAGCAGAAGCCGAACTGGAAGCGGAACGGGAGAAGGTGAAATATTATCACGATAAGAATCAGGAAAAGTGTGCCGAAATAGACACATTAAGGCAAGAACTCGCCGACCTTCGCGGGAGGCTTGCCCCAGTGGAGGAAGTGATTATCAATCTGCGAGAAGCATGGAGAGATTGTCCCGATGAACAAAGAGCAGATCGTGATTGCCAGTCTTGGGAAACAGTGAAAAATTTATATAAGGCATTTAAGAACCGCAAAGCCGAGCCTACTGCCAGCTAACCCCTGCCCCGGTGATGCTAATAAACACAGAAATCCCTTAACATTTTGGGGGTTTTGGGGTAAGTAGCTTGCGGGAGGGTAAACAAATGAAAAAGATGTTACGGGCAATCGGAGCATTTTGTTGCTTAATCTTTCTCCTGACCTTCATGAGTATTCTTTTTTTTATCATCTTTTCAAAAAGGACTCGGCAGAGGAAGAGTATCGGGAGATGTTGGAAAACATCTATGATGGAAGTGCGTTTCTTCAATGAACCCAGGGGACATAGGTCGTGGTATGTACCCTCAATGGATGCGGGTATGTGTAAGGGGTGTATGAGTAGGTCGTATTAAAGAAGTCCACGTTCTCTGCCAGGCAATTCTGTACTGAGCAAGTAGTAGTCGAGCACTCTATTGCAATAGTCGCGTTTACGGGAGTGCTTCCATTCTTCGTATTTCCCCAAAAATAAGTACCTGAAACGTGCTGCGGCTCACCATCACTCGTTGCCGATCCGTTGTTTGTGGGGTTGCAATCGTCAGAAAATTCCTCTTTTGTGGTCATGTCAACCCCGCTGGTGGTGATAGCATCGTTGTTATTAACTAGATGCTTGCCGCCTCTTGCATCTTCAATCCTAATGCTCTCATTATTCGTAGATGTAATTAAATTATAAGATACCTCTGTGCCCATAGAGGCATAATTTCCGCCAACGCCTTCATTGCCGTGAGCATCAAAAACAGGGGCGATTCCAGTTGTTCCATTCCAGTTATAGGCATTGTGTCTTGCGGCATACCGTCCACCATCTCCACATGAATGGAAGGCAAAG